TCTCGACGACCACCCGCCCCGCTTCCCATTGGAAAACGGAGGTCAGGTAGTCCGCCAGCAGCGTGTTGACCGCGTCCACGGTCAGCGTTTTTGCCAAAGGCCCGCTCATTCGAAGTACCGGACGCAGGCGTAGATGTTGTGCAAGGTGTTCTTTTGCATGAACCCCGTCCCGGCGACGCGGAAACGGTAGCCCCCGTACTCGACATAGGATTGACGCCGCTCCAGCCCTTCCGCGTTGATGTCCGTGAAAAACAGCTCTTCATCCGTGGTCAGGGTGATGCCCGCGGCGGAACTGTCCCCCTCGGCGTAGAACTGGAGCTCCTCGAACGACATGGCGAGGACGATGGCGGAAACGGTGCGCGTCGTCCCCGGCCCGTCTTCAACCCACACCCCGTTGACGTGCGCCCCGGTGGTGTCCGTCACAATGACGGACCGGGAAAACGAGTCGAGGACGGATGAAAAATCCATAGGCAACATGCTCATGACCTGTCCCTCACCTGCCATGTCGCCGCCTGACGCATGGCATCAGTATCGATCAGCGGTTTGTCCGAACCCTTCTTGCGCTTGATGGTTTCAGGCGCATTGGGTTCCCAGTCCCCATCGGCGATAGCTTCTTTGACCAGATCAGCGCCGACGCTCCCGGCGGTTTCCAGCACGTCATGAATGTCCGTGTTGCCCGCTTCCGCGTCCGGCATGGCCGTGCGCATGTACTCGGGGAACCACTTGCGGATTTTTTCCGCCGCCAGTTCCATGAACGCCCGGCGCGGGACGCCCAGACCGTAGTTGTTGGCCACGGCCACCAGCAGGATGCTGGCCCCGTTCTTATAGTGCGGATTGCCGAGGCCGCTCCCGCCGCGCGGGAACCCCACGGCGACCTCTTTCCCGGCCAGCGCCTCAAGACGTTTCGAGAAGCCTTTCAGCCCGCCGGGGTTCTTGCGGTTCAGCTTGATGGAGATCATGTCACTTCACCACATAGCCGTGCGGCATGATGAGTTCGAGCAGGGACAGCAATTCCAGACCGTAGCTGGTGCGCGCGTAGTCCGCCTGAAACGGATCGGTTCCCGTCACCATCCCATTGTTGGCGTTGGTGACGCTCAGGCTGCTCGTGCTCGCGCTCTGGCTGTTGACGACGCCCGCCTCCGCGCCCTTCATCCCCGCCGCGTTCAGCGCCCGCCCGATGTTGAAGCGCACGGCGAGGCGATGGGCCACGGAAAGCATGACGATGCGTTCCCAGAACTTCCCGAGCCTGCCGGGATTCCACAACAGCGACGCCGTTTCGAGCGCGCCCGCCACCGCCGCGTCGGGCACGTCGGCGAACTCCGGGAACGCCGCGCGGAAGGCTTCGACGGTGACGGACATGGCTCTCCCCCTACTTCACGAGCACGGTGGACGTGCCCTTGATTTCCGTCTTCACGGTGGCGGCCTTGTTGCCGGACGGCGCGGTCAGGACTTCGCTCTTTTCCGCGTCCTTCACGCGCTTCTGCGTCTGCGCCACGGTGTTCACGGCTTCGGCGTCCTTTTTCGGCGTATCCATAGCCAGCAAGCCGGAATCGACAAGCCGGGCCACGGAAGGGTTCGCGCTCACGGCCTTGGCCTCTTCATCGGACAGGACGCGCATTTCCAGCGGCTTGAGCGTGAAGGAAAAGGCCCACCCCGGCGCTACAAACGTCCACGGGCGATCCATACGGTTGGTGATGACGCTGCTCATGGCTTCCCCCTTAGATACCGTCATAGTAAGCGATGGAACCGGCCTGCCGCACATGGAACGAACCGATCTTCATTTCGGCGTAGAACGCGGCGGCCAGCGGAGCCGGGACCGGAGCCTGCAGCGTGTAGGGCATCGGCATGGGCATACACTGGTTCCGGCGGTCACGGTCCCACACAATCATGCGGTCGGCCCCGCTCGCCCCCGCACCCGCGAGGTAGCGCAACGGGAGGATTTCCAGCGGCTTCCCGGCGATGCCCGCCACGGTCGCGTTGGCGATGGTGTATTCCTTGATGCTGGTCAGCATCCCCACGCCGCCGATGACGGCGGGCTGCGACAGCAGCGCGTACTGCGCCAGCGGCACATAGATGATCGTCGGCTTGAAGATGGTTCGGGAGTCCTGCCACATCTTCGTCAGCGCGTTGTTGATGTCGTTGAAGATTTCGAGCGGCGTCTTGTCCTTCCATTCCGTCTTCCCGGATTCGCCCTGCGGAACCGTGGTCGCCGTGACACCCGCGTAATTCAGGAACGGCTGGAAGTTCATGTCCGCGTTGCCGTAGAAGAAAGACTGCTCCGTCAGGTTGTCGCAAGCCACGCGCATGGTTTCGCCGAGATCCTGAGACAGGTTCCCGTTGAAACCGAACGTGTATTCGCGGGCGTCTTCGTTGGTGATGACCGCACCGACGGCGGCGTAGGCCACGGGCACGTTCACCGCCCCGGCGGACTGCGCGACCATCGGGATATTGGCGTTCGGGCCATTGCCGATGAACGATGCGGCCCCCTGCCTGTCGCGGCTGATGTAGGCGTACTGTGTGGCGCCGGGGTTGATGTCGCGCATGATCTGGTCTTCGGACAGGACGTTGTACCACTCGTGCTCAGGGTACAGGACATCATAGAAGGCGGCGTCCACGGCGGTGTGGATGCTGAACGCGATATCGGAAGCGGTGACGTTTTCATGACTTCCGTACGTGATAGGCATTGGTGTTCCCCCTTACCTAGATGATTTCGAGAAGGCCAAGGCTGCCGGCGGAGGCGGCGGTGACCCACTGGACGTTGGTGAGGGCGACGGTATCGCCCGTGATTTCAGTGCCCACGAACGAACCGACGGGCAAACCGTGGGACGTGGTGTCCTTGACGACGAGATGGGCCGCCGTGTTCGCCGTAGCCGCGTTCCCGGCCGTCACCCAGATGCGGCCTCCGACGCGGGCCGTGCGCATGACGTTGCAGACGTCGCCGTCGCCCCAGCCAGATACGTTGTTCCCGTCGGTGCGGCACTGCTGGTTCCTGACGGTCACGCCGTAGAGCTGCGCGGCGGTGGTGTCCGCGCCGACGGGGGAAACCTTGACGGAAGTCATGCCGGGACGGGAAGCGTCCGCGCTGTACGCGCCCACCACGCCGACGCCGACGGGAAGCAAATCCCCCTCGCTTCCAGCGGGCATCGACACGACGCAGGCGTCGATCAGGTCGACGTCGGACGCATAGGCGAGATCGCCCGGCAACGCCGTGCCCTGCTGGTCAACGTAGGCAGCCTGCATGAAGCCGTTGTTCGATCCGGTATAGACGCTCATTACTTGTCCCCCTTGCGGTTCTTGAAGGCCATCATGCGGGCGAACGGATCGCCGATGTTCGCATTCATCACCCTCACGGGATCACTGCCCGGAGCCTTGCGCGGCTTTCGGTTGCCGAGCTTGGCCTTGGCGGAAGCCGCCAGCACGGCGAACGCGGCCCCGATGCCCTCGTCCGTCCAATTGTCATCGACTATCACGCCGCGCTTGTTCATGACGTGGGCCACAATGGCCTTGCGGCGTCCGGCGCGGAGCTTGCAGTTCTTGACGCGGTTTTCCAGTTCGTCGCGTTCGGACTCGTCCACCTCGGACTCCATGATCTCTTCTTCGGCGGCGGCCTGATCCAGCAGTTCGGCGGCAAGCTGTTCCTGCGATTCGGGATCGAGCAGCTTGTCGATCTGCTCCTTGTAGTCGACGATCACCTGCTTCGCCTCTTCAAGCTCGGCATTCTTGACCTCGATCTCTTCCTTGAGTTCGTTGCAACGTTTCATCGCGTTTTCAACTTCTTCCGCCGAGGAAACCTTGGCCTCCTCAGCCGCCTCGTTCGCCATGCGCTCGGCCTCTTCCTTGTCCGCTTCGTTGGTGAAACGGAACGTCCGGGCCCCATTCTTGAAGTGCTGCTTCACAGTGTACTCAGCCATGTTCGTCGTCCTTTTGTTGATGATTCGTGTGTCCGGCCCCAGCCGCGCCGCGCCTGAAGGAAGGAGCAGGATGTGGTTGAACCGGAAGTCCGATTGCCGGGCCTGATACGCCTCGCCGTTGAACGTCCCGTCGCCATAGGTGATTTCGCCTTCATACCCTGCGGACACCTCGGCCAGTTTTCCACGCTTCACGGCGTCGATGGCGTCACGGTCGGAAAGGAGCAGGTCGCAGCGCAATTCGTCCCCCTCGACCCACGGCGTCCCCGCCACGGCCCCCACCGTCAAACCGTCCTTCATGGCGTTGTCCGGCGTCCGCCACTCGTGGGCGTCCTCTTCATCGGTCATGATGGTCGCGGGCTTGCCCTCAAGCGTTTTCATGGCTTCCGGGGTGAACTCCGCCGCCGGGATGAATTCCATGACCGTGCCGCGTCCCGCCAGCGTATCGGGAAGCCCTTCGCACTCGTCCGCGCCGTAGGGGTAAACCCCTTCTTTCAGCACACAGACCGTGACGGTCAGCAACCCATTTTTATCCTCGCGCCAGTTGGCGATCCTCTGCCTGTTGCGGAATGCCTTCACACCAGCCTCCAGCCCGTTTGCGGCCCTGACCATTTCCCCACCTGCGCCACCTCCCGAAGCTGGCTGCGGTCCACGACGCCCAACGCCACGCAGCGGCACTGGATCGGCCAGCCGGGGTGTCCGTCGTCCGGCGGTTCGTCCCACCGGAAAATTTTCCCGTTCCGCACGTAGTGGTTTCCGTGCATGGCGTTCCCCTGCGGGTACTTCCCACCCGGCGCGCCCACCACGCGGCTGTCTTCGGACGTCCGCCAGATGTATTCTTGAATGCCGAGCGCGGTCTGACGGATTTGGTTGATGTTCGTATTCATCTTGCTGGTCTGGTCCCGCGCGATGACCTGCGCCCGCTCCTTTGTGACGCGGCCGAGCAGATGGATTTCCTCCGCCAGCGTCCGGCCTTCCGGGAACGGCTGCTGGCGCATGGACTGATAGACCGCCCGGGAAACGCGCCCGATGTAGTCCGTGGGGATGGTGCGGATAAGCTGCGCCGCCTCCATCGAAGCCAGACGCACCGATACCGCGACGTCCGGGGCGTCCAGAATCATGGCCATGTCGATGCCGAGGGCCTTGCCCACGGCCCGCCCCAGCTTCTCCTTGGCGATGACGTCCACATCCAGCGCCCAACGCCCGGCCAGCCCTTCCGCCTTCCATGAAAACGCCCGCTCCCAGACCTCCTGCGCCCCGCGCAGGGCCAGAATCACGTCGGCAATGCGGGTCATGGAATCCAGCCCGGCCAGCCGCGCCGCGACGTCCGCCAGCATCGGCGCCATCAGGGAATCGATCGCCCGGCGCGCCCGGACTTCCACGGGCTTCGGGGAACGGACGCCCGGCAGCTTTCGGGTTCTCTTGGCGTTGAGGACGAGAACCGACGGCATCAGACGGCCCTCCCTGCGGCAGCCAGCTTTTCCAGTTCCGCCAGCGGGCCGGACGGATCAACGGGCTGCATGAGGTCTGCGGCGTCCGGGGAATCCTCTTCCTCGGCAAGGAAATCCTTCACCTGCTCCCCGGTCTGGAACACGCCCCGCTGGATGAGTTCCTTAACCACGACATCCCGTTTGATGACGCCATCGGCGTACAGCACCCGGAAAAGTTCCGCGTAGGTGCGGGCGTTCTCCGCCTTGACCTGCGACGACTCGTTCCAGAGCGGCGGGAAAACGATGTCCAGCGACTTCGACGCCTCCCGCCACTTCTCGAACCCCATGAGGTGCGGCCCGATGACGGAAAGCTGTTTCAGGACAACGGGCTTGATCCGCAGACGCTGGAAGGCGTCGATCATGTTGTAGTAGTTCTGGAGGTCGCTTTCCCCGGTGGCGTTGAGCCCGCCCGGGGCCTGCCCGAGGAACCGCGTCGCCGGGATGTCCGAGGCCGCACTGAGAAGCTGCGCAAAGGACATCACCAGCTCGGGGACGCTCCCGAACGAGGCGGCATGCTGCTGCACGTCGGCGTTCGGATTGTCGATGACGGCCCCCCGATAGAGCGAAATCTGTTTGCAAATCTCTTCCAGCTTGGTGAGCGCGGGGCTGTCCGTGGCCTGCAACGCCATGAGGTTGCTTGTCCGCACCAAAAGAACCGAAGCCATGTTGACGAGGTGGTAGGCCGCCTGCTGCGTCCCGACCACGCGCACCAGCAGATCGTACAGCGGCGCGAGCTTCGATTCCCCAAATCCCGCAGGGTTGTACCGGAAGTTCTGGAGGATGTTCATGGCCGCCCGGTTGATGAGCGGGAAACGTCGGCTTCCACCCCTTGAATGATGTAGCGTTCCGCCCGGTCATAGCCCGCTGAAAACGGATTCTGATCGTAGTCGGGCCGGGTGATGCGCGACACGTCGACCACGTTGAAGGCTTCGAGATCGCCGCGCCGGATGCGCTCAAGGGAAAGCCGATCCGACAGCCTCTCGTCCTCCTCGCCCTTGATCACGATGGTCTGGCAGCACCCGCCGTAAAGCCGCTCCTGAATCAGGGCCCGGCGGTTCTGGCGGTCGAGGTCAAAGGCTTCGTAGGCGCTGCGCAGGTCCGTGGACAATGCCGTATCAACGCCCGTGATTTCAAAGGGCAGGCGCAGGGCGTCGTCCACGGGGATGTCGATGATCTTCCGGGCCTCCCAGCTCGTCATGTACCAGCGCGTGTACTCCTGCCAGCGGTACCAAAAATTGTTGCTGTAATAGGGGTTGCTGGTGCGCTGCGCGGCGTGCTGCATGGACCCGCGGTCCCCGTTCCCGGATGCCCCGCCGCCGTCCAGCATCATGTTGCGGATCGGCTGACGCCGGACGACGACCCGGCGGCTGGAACGGATGGGAAAACGGCTCATGCCTGACCTCCTGCATAACGCCAAATGCTGACGGCCATCGTCAGCGTGTCCACATGGTCATCGTGTGCGTGGCTCATATCCGGCATGAACCGCGCCGCCTCGTCCACCAACACCTGCGCGTGCTCGGCGCCACGGGGAAGCCGGACACGGCCGCCCGCAACCACCCACGCCGATTCCTGCACGCGGGAAACCTTGTCGTCGGGGAAACCGAAGTCAGCCGGACGCCACCCGTAGGCCGGGACGCCCTGCCGCCGCAGCGTCTGCTCCAGCGGGGTGCCCGTCGCCTTGTCCTCAATGAAGAACTGGCGCAGGCCCCGCTCCTTCCAGCGTTCATAGACAAGCTGGGCGGCGTGCAGCAGTTCCGGGAATTCCCAACGCCCATAGGCGCAATCCACACAATCAAGGGCGTTCCGTGTCCCGTGCCACACCCGGATGACCGAGGCGTCAGCCGTGGACTTGGCCTTGTATGCGGTATCCGCCGTAGCAAAGAGCATCCCGTCAAAGCGGTATTGCCCATCAAAATCGAACCACTGCCACCACTCTTTCTTGATCATCGCCCCGCCGGGGATCATCGGCTCCTGCTGGTACTGCGCATAGAACGTCATGGGGTCCACTTCGCGCATGAGTTCCGCCGACTCGCGGCTGAACGTCTCAGGCCAGAGCATTTCCCCCGTGGCTTCATCCATCGCCGAGAGCTTCAACACGCGCCACAGCCCCGGTTCGGTAGCGAGCACATGCCCAACGAGGTCTTCGGTATGCAGACGTTGCATGATGAGCAGGATCGGGGTGCCGTCGTGGTTGCGGCGGCTTTTGAGCGTCTGCGTGTACCATTCGTTGACGTGGGCGCGTCTGGTCGCGCTGCGTGACTCTTCGGCGGACAGGGGATCGTCAATGACGATGGCCCCGCCGAACTCCCGGCGCTTCCTCCCGGCACCAAACCCGGTAAGCGTCCCGATCATGCCTACGCCGTACAGTTCACCGCCCGCCGCCGTGGTCACGAAGTTCTGACGGTTGCCCCTCACCTGCGTGTCCGGGAACATGCGGCGGTACCAGTCGGACACCAGCGCATCCCGTATGCGCATGGTCTGGGAAACGGCCAAATCCGCGCTGTATGCCGTATAGAGCCAACGGCTCTCAGGAACCATGCCGAACAGCCATTCCACGGTGTCGTGCGCGGCGAGCGTCTTGCCGTGGCGGGGAGGAATCGTGATCGCAAGATTCCGTGCGCCGCCGGGCAACGTGCCGGCAGCCCATGATGTGATGGCCGCATACATTTTGCGGTGGTACGGCAGGATGACGCGGGGAACGCGGGTCGCCGCTCCCTTGGCGCGGGCGTACTGCTCAAGCGTGGGGAAGCTCACTCTTCTCCCTCCAGTTCCTCGGATTGGCGGATAAGCTCCTGAGCCACCTCAGCGGGCGTCAGCCGATAGGGAGACATGGAACCGTCGGAACTTGTATGATCGATGCGATCCGACGGCTTCTCGCCCACGGTATCGCGGATCAGCTCAAACGCCCTCTCGCTTCCCTTCGCGGCCTTCTTGAACAGGGCGGCGGCAAGGATTTCCGCGCCGCTGCGTCCCCCGTCTCCCATCTTCCGCGTCAGCAACAGATCAAGGCATTCTCGGAGAGTCGCTTTTTCGCGCCGGGATTCACCCGAAGCGATGCCACCTTTCCGGCCTCTTTCTCTTGCTTCGCTCTTGGTTCGAGCGGGCTTCAGGTTCTGTTCATTCGCCATGTATGCAGAATGCAACAAAGCACAAAAAAAGCGCACCCTGAACAAATTTCGAGTGCGCTTGACTTTATTAACACGTTGCGTTGCTACCAACCCGCAATGATCCCCACTTGGGCGGGAAGCGGATTTCCGTGAAAGGCAACCATCGCGGCGACACCTGCTGGCGTATATGGCCAGCGATACCATACATGAAGATTAGTTGTTGCCCCTAACCCATTGATAATACCGTTATACGGGTTTGGCACACCTCCCCCCAATCCGTTGAGCCAAAACTGACAATTAAGACAAGGTGCAAGATCAACATATAAAACCGCTTGCAGATTTCCAATGCCCGGGACAACCGTGTATAGCGGCACGGGGGGGAGACCAGGTATAGCTCCCGCACTCAACGCGGCTCGCTCAGCATGTCCTCCCAGCGCAGCCCCCCCATGCCCCAGAGCAATAGCTTGGATCGCCAATTGAGAATTTCCATACATTGCTCCAAAAGGTTGCCCAATAATCGCTGGATAAAAAGGGGAGTTCACGGCCACTGCAGCTCGACACGAACTATTCCCTATACCTATATGCCATGCAGCAATCATCGCGAAATGTTGTGCGCAGGCAGTGGCAAGCTGAACAGCTGCGGCATGCATAGGCTGTGCAGCAGCTCCGAACGCAGTAAACTGGTGATAGAAAATACCCATAGCGCACCTCCGCAAATTGTCTGGGATGATATTTATTTGTATGTCAATCTATAACAAATAGTAAATAACAAAAAATAAAGCCCCCTTCCTCACGGTCGGGGGCTCCCTCTTTTCTATTCCCTGCAGCTCACATTGGGCCGATCAGTTTCATGATGAGCGCGCCGAGGCTGCCGGCCACAGCAGCCACGCCAGCAAGGACGGACAGCCCCCCGGCGCGTTTGTTCTCCGCAGCTTCAAGCGCGACGATACGGACATCCAGTGCTGCAAGGCGTTTTCCATGATCCTTGAGCTGCGTTATCACGATGTCGTCGAGACGCTGGTTGGTGCCCGCGACCTCGGCCTTGAGCCCGGAAAGCTCGGCCTTCACTTCCCCGATCTCGCGGACAAGCTGCACGTCGTCGTTCATCGCCCCGCCTCCACGCCCTTGATCCACAGGAGCAGGTTCCCGGCCTCGCCAGCGGGCAGGTGCACCCACTCGCCGGACTCGGTGAACGTCTCGCCCCGGTAGGTGTAGGACCACTCACCCGTCACGACGGCCCCCGGCGTCAGCGGAGCCGGGCTTGTCGCGGCGGTCGGTTCCACCCATCGAGTGCACCCACTCGCCGCCAGCGTCATCACGAACAGCAGCGCGATCAGCCTCGCGGCGTTCGCCGTACCGTTGGCGCAGCCACAGCTTGAGGATCCCGGCGAGCGATGAAAGGAACTCAAGGACGGCCCGCACATCACTTCCCCGTCACGGCCTTGACTTCGGCCTTCACGGTTTCGGACTTGCCGTCAGCCACGGCGCCCTTGTTCTGCCCGAAGTGTGCGGCAAGGGCATGGGCCCAGCGGTAGAAGATGGCATAAAGCCCGGTCGGTTCCTTCGGCACGGGCATCCATACGGTGGCCACGGCGCACAGGCCGCACACGGTCATGACCACGCTCAGGGCGGTGACGAGCCACGCCGCGTCGGGATACTGCGCGGAAAAACTCATCAAGGTCGAAAGGATGAAGTCAATCACGGTCGCTTCCATCAGTATTTGCCTCCATGCTGGTAGAACGCCACGTCACGGGGCTTGTCCGGGTCGTTGTCCACATGGATCCACGTCGGAGCCAGCTCGACGCGCCGAAATCCGGCCTCAAGCAGGGCTTGCAGCATGACGAAACGGGAATGGGAATCCACGCAGCGGATATCCACGGCATAGCCGCGAGTATGGGAGGACGTGGGCACGCCGCCGACCGCCTTGTTGTGCTTCGGGCAGCGGTACGCGGAAGAAAGGGGGAACGGGATGCCCGCCAGATCGCGGGCCTCGTCGAGCATCTGGAGCAGGTCGGCGTCCATCTTCTCCATGCCCGCACCGCACCCGCACTTGCAGCGGAATTCGACCGGGGAGAAGTGGCGCAAGGAAAGAACAGCCATAAAAAACTCCTGATTTTTGGTCAGGAGCATACCATTTCAAGGGGATGAGGGTTCAAGGGGTTGTTGGAAGGTTTTTTCCTCGCGCGGCTTTCTTCCAGTCTTGACCCAAACGTCGGTATATTGGCAATTTTGACACCCACAGAATTGAGTAGGCATAGCAGCGATAGCGGCGCAGCTTGGTCACAAGAATATCACTACCACCGGAGGCTTTTATACCCACGCACTCGCCTCGTCCCAACGCCGTGCAGCAATAGCCCTGTCCGCTTGCACCAATTGGGTACAAAATGGTGCGGAAAATGACACTTAAAAACAATATTATTAATAAGTTATGCCAATAAAATCCTTTCCATAAAAAAGGGAGCCTTTCGAGGCTGCTTTTTTTTGTGGGCAAAAGGGAGGGCCGAATGGTTGTAATCGTTTTCTTGTGAAAGAAGAGCTTTTTTAGGAAGGGAAAAGTTTTTTGATGAGTAGAGAGGCTTTTCTATGTAACCATCTGATAATGAAAGTGTATTGAGTTATTAAAGACATATTTCTGAGAAATGAAAGTATGTTACGGAGAGTTTTTTCGATACAGAAGAAAGGCACGGAAAGAAAAAATTTTGTATATTGTTTAATATAGATACGTGAAATAGATGGTTCGTTCAAAGTCTTCACAAGGTTTTATCTAATATATCACTAGACAAACAAGCCGGCTATCTGATACATCCAAATAAAATAATTCATATTAAATTACACAATGATACTAAAAATAAAAGTACCGTTGTGCAAATACTGTTCTTGTGTTTTTAATTTTTTATTGAATACTAATAATATGTTGTTTTTATTAATAAAAATTTAAAATAAACGAAAAATATCTTAGATAATTTTTAT